GTCTTAGAGTAACAACTGCACCTTCAAGTGGCTTGATACCATCAGTAGACTCCAAAGATGTGTCAAAATGCCACAGCTTACCGCCTTGGGGTTTGACTACCGCTCGACCATCAATCTTACCATCAAGCCTAGTGACCTCCGATAAGATGCCATCTGCATTTTGTTGTATCAAACTTGCATGGTTTTCAAGTTGGCGTTCATTACCTTCGACCCTTGCGTCTAGGCTTGATACACTACTTTCAATCCCAGTTGCCCTTATTTCCAAGCTGGAAACATCAGATTTCACACTGCTAATTTCACCCGTAAGGTTATCAATGCTTGTTTCAGTGTTCTCCACCCTACCGCTGATGCCTTCTATTGAAGTGATCAGTTCTCCAACCTTCTGGTTGTAGGTGGTGGTGTCTACTTTAGTGCCCAGCTTGGCATCGGTTTCAGTCTTGGTGTAAACTTCCGTTTTTTCTGCCTTTAAGGCTATTGCCTCAGCTTGTGCTGTTATATTAGCTTCAGCTGTTGTTAATCTTGCCCCATGCTCGTCTATATCTTCTTCTAGGCGGGATACACTTGCTTCAATGTTATCTGCCCTAAGTTCAAGGCTCCCGGTTCTGGATTTTACGTCGGATACTTCATCGGTTAAATCATCAGTAACACCCTCAACGGCTCCAACTCTAGCAGATATGCTGTCGTAGCTTGTGGTCAAAGTACCTACTTGGGTGGATACAGCGGATAAATCCTCTTCTAGGGCTTGAACTTCAGACTTTTCAGCTTTGGCTTCAATTTTACCTGCCTGAACACTCAATTGCCCCTCAGCTGCAGTTACTCTATCTTCGAGGGTGTCAACTTCTTCTTTTGTTGCTCGTGCCGCAATCTCGTCAGCATGGGTAGACAAGGTTGCTTCTGCGGCACTCACCCTACCTGTCAGTTCATCTACAGTAGATTTATCAGCCTTTTGTGTTATAGCTGTGGCATTTTGGCTGATTAAAGTGCCTTGAGCCGACACTGTGCCAGACAACGCATTTACTACCGACTGATCGGCTTTGGATTCTATAGCAGTAGCATTTTGTGCGATCTGTGTACCTTGACTTGTAACTGTTTCTGATAAGGCATCGAATACTGTTTGACTTACCTTTGACGATATTTCCGTAGCTAATACCGATAGTTCTGCTTCGTTTTCTTCAACTCTGCCCACTAATTCATCAAAAACAGATTGCTTAACTCTAGCCTCAATTTCGCCAGCTAAAACAGTCAACTGTCCTTCAGCTTCTGTCACTCTGTCTGCTAAAGTATCAAACACCGACTGCGAAACTTTGCTTGATATTTCATCGGCAAGGACAGTTAACTCTCCTTCGTTGCTCGCCACTCGCCCTTCAAGTTCATCAAACACGGTTTGGGTCACTCTGGCCGCTATTTCTGTGGTCAGCACACTAAGCTGTCCTTCTGCTTCCTCAACTCGTCCGGTTAGTGTATCCACTACGGACTGATCTGCCTTAGCGTTGATTTGGTCAGGCAGCACTTCCAGGATGCCCTCGGTGGTCTCCACCCTTCCTGCCAGGGCATCAAAGACCGTTTGTGACACTTTTGCGGACACTTCGTCTGCCAGAACAGTCAGCTGACCTTCCGCTGTTTCCACTCGCTCCTCCAGCAAATCAAAGACCTCGCTGGTTACACGTGCCGCAATCATATCCGCATGGACAGTCAGAGTGCCTTCATTAGTGGTCACTCGCCGTTCCAAGGCATCAAATACTGACTGCGAAACTTTGCTTGATATTTCATCAGCTAAAACAATTAACTCTGCCTCATTAGCTTCAACCCTATCCTCTAATGCGTTAAAGACTTCAGTTGTTACTCTAGCCGCTATCATGTTTGCGTGCTGTTGTAGGGTTGATGTATGGCTAGAAACGGTGTCAGATAAGGTATCAACAACGGATTTATCCGCCTTTGTTTCAATTGCTTCTGCTGTTTGACTGATTAAAGTGCTGTGTTCGGCAACAGTGCCAGACAGTGCATCTACTACCGACTGATCGGCTTTGGATTCTATAGCAGTAGCATTTTGTGTGATCTGTGTACCTTGACTTGTAACTGTTTCTGATAAGGCGTCGAATACTGTTTGGCTTACCTTTGACGATATTTCCGTAGCTAACACCAACAGTTCTGCTTCGGCATCTTCGACTCTGCCCGTTAAAGCGTCAACATCTGACTGACTAGCTTTTAAGGCTATCTGTTCGGGTAGCACCTCCAACGTACCTTCTACTGTGGTTACCCTATTAGCAAGTGTATCATACACTTCTTGGGTAACTCTAGCCTGTATAGCCTCAGCTTGGACTAAAAGTTCCGCCTCATTGTCGGTAACCCTGCGTTGCAAATCCTCAAATACCGTCTGGCTAACTTTCGCACTTATTTCATCTGCTAATGCTACTAGTTCAGCTTCGGCTTCCTCGACCCTATTTTCCAACAAATTGTAAACTTCTTTTGTTACTCTAGCGGCGATCTGTGTAGCGTGCACTTCCAAAGTAGCTGTATTATTTGCTACAGCTTCCGATAAAGTGTCCACCTCTGACCGCTCTGCTTTCATTGCTATCAGGTCTGCGTGTTGGGCAAGTGTTGTCCCCTGTGTGCTTACAGTTCCCGCTAGGGCGTTAAACTCGGTTTGTGAAACCTTGGTGGACAACTCACCTTCAACATTACTGATCTTTGTTTCGTGAGTACTTACCACGCCTTCTAAGCCTTCCAAATCACCCTCGGCATCAGTGAGCCTGGTTTTGACTCCATCTATCTCACTATCAACGCTAGACAATCTGTTTTCGGCATCCACCAGCCTAGCTTCGGCATCGGTAATGCTTCCTTCTACGCTTGTTAGCCTATTCCTGGCATCGGTTAAATCGGTCTCTGTAGCATTCAGCCTTGATTCTGCGCTGGTTAGCCTATCCTTGGCATCGACTATCTCATCATCAATGCTAGATAATCTGTTTTCGGCACCTAATAACCTATCCTTGGCATTGGCTATCTCATCATCAATGCTAGATAATCTGTTTTCGGCATCGGTAATGCTTTCTTCTACGCTTGTTAGCCTAGTTCTGGCATCTGTCAAATATGTTTCCGTAGTAGTCAGCCTTGATTCCGTGTCGGTCAGCCTATCCTTGGCATCGACTATCTCATCTTCAACACCACTTAAGCGGTTTTTAGCATCTAACAGATCGGTTTCGGCATCGGATATTCTATCTTTTGCTTCTGCAATTTCTTCATCAATAGTGCCAAGCTTATCCTCAGCATCACTTAGCCTGCTTTTGGCCCCGGCAACTTCAGTTTCAACCGAAGCTAACCTGTTTTTAGCACCAGTTATTTCAGTTTCTGCTGATGTTAATCTGCCTTTTGCGGCTTCAATCTCATCATCAATATCAGCGATTTTAGTTTCAGCTTCGCCGATTTTTGTTTCTACCGTGGAAACTCTATTTTTTGCATTGCTAATTTCAGTTTCTGCTGATGTTAATCTGCCTTTTGCGGCATTTAAATCATCAATTGTATCATCAACAATGCTATCTAGATCGGATATTTGTGCTAATGCATCAATAGCCCTTGTTTTAGTTAAGTCAATGTCTTCACGCAGGGATTTAACTAGGTTGCTTGGCTCGATTATCTCCTCAGGAATGTCACGATCAGAGAGTTTTAACGTGCTGGCAGTAACAGGTGCGCTCTTGTCACCTTCACCAAGAATGTCATACGCCGACATTTCGATAGTCATCTCTGTGCCGGAAGGAGCGTTGTAGGCGTGACTTGAACCAATCGGAATATCAACCTTGTCGGTTTCACCTTCAATGGTGACATACGCATAGTGCCCAAGGATACCCTGTTCGTGATTCGGCGCAGGGATGATCTTGACAGCACTGAAAAACGGCATTGCTTCAGGCGGGTTCGGAATCGAAGGAACAGGCTTCGCGAGAATAATCTCGTCATAGCCTTGCGAATACTTCCCAGCAGGATTGATAGACTTGATGTAAAATGTGTAATACCTCTGCCCAGGTCTAAACGAATACTGCAGGGCACTGCCAAGGTAAACACGGCCGGATTCATTCCCCCAGTTCAGATCCGTCCTTATCTCATACATGATAGCACCCTCCGCTTTGTACCAACGGAGGGTGACATCATACACAAACTCACAATTGCCGAACACGGGATCTGACGGGAACTCCCGAAACACCAGCCTGGGCTGCGTGTTGACAGTGGCCTTTGCATCAGCATCTTCTGTTCTCGCATCAAGGCTGTTGACAACACGGATTATTTCATCTATCTGCGCCTCGATATTCGGATCATCTATTCTCGATACCTTCCTTACCTTCTTGCTCATTCACATCACACCTCACACCTTGTTACCGTATGATTTGACAGGAGTAACATCAACACCTATTCCGTACAAACGGAAATCTTTGCCGGATTCTTCGTGTGTGACCTTGATTGAAATCTGTTTTCCAACAGTCCGGAAACGTTCGTTAGCCACAACGAATTCATCGTTGGTAGGCTCGACGTCCACAGTCTGTTCAAACACAGTGTCGTTGTCCACTTTTACTTCTATGATGTACTGCAGTGTTTCTTCTTCACCGATACCGCCGACTTGTGTCCACACTTTTGTGAATAACTTGCGCACAAGCGGCGCTCCAAAACTCGACCTAATCTCCGCAACAAACTTGATCGGCACTTCATCCCCTGTATCCACATCTATATCCACATAACTCTCGTCATCCAACTTCAGGATATAGCCCTTACAGGCAATCAGCACATCGCCGTTTGCCCTGCAATAAATGTCGTTGGCGTTGATTCCTTCCCATATGGAGAAAGCGCCTAGCGTTTCATCAAGCATGAGAATCTTGTTGTTCACGCCAGAACCGTCATCGCAATAGGCAAGCAGGTATTTCTTCTCCTTTGGGATATAGGCAGCCACAGCCTTGTCAAAATTGGTGATCGACTTGATCAAATTTGACACCTTGTTTGCTGTCAAGTCCAACACATAGCTGCTCCCAAGCCTAATGTCTGCGCTGATGCTCAATGCTGCAGGGCTTAACCCAAGGATACCTCCGCTCCCCAAATACACCAATCCCTGCGTTATCTGCGTGATTGTCGCTGGTGAAATCGTGCCATCGCTTACAGGAATTTTCTGCCACACGGCATCAAACTCCGGATCCAGCCCTCTCCACACCCACACGGATCTCCTGAAAAACACCACAACAGCGTCAACGAATGTCACTATCCCTGTGATCTCCCCGTCATCCGTGGTAGGATACATCTTGGAAGTTGCCTTGAAGATCGAAGGATCGTTCGGCTCACTAAAGGAAAGAGCTGACATATTCGAGGGATCGCCAGCCATGAATATCCTGTGGCTCTTTGTGTGACGAACAACGTGCTTGCTCCGTGGTGCGTCAGGTATACCAAATGCCATGCTTGCAATATCGGGGATCCTGAAAATACCGCCAGACACCTTTGCGTAACGAGCATCGGTAAACGTTGATGCGGCAGGATCGGAAATCATCACACCCAAACACTCCAATGTGGCTTCACCTGAGACTTCGCTCCTTCCCAAGTATTCTGCGGGGAAACGGTAATACTTCCTCCACCCGCCGCTTGGGAGAGGAATGTTTGTCACTTGGATTGCGCTCGGCTCCGAAACAACAACCTGCACAACCTTGGAAAGAACCGATTCCTGGTTCGGATACCCACCTTGAGTGACAAAGCAGTAATACGTCCCAGGAGATACATTGCCCTCACCGGGAATAACGGTAAAGGTAATGTCGTTCACCACAACGTCCTTAACCTGCGTCCCGTCATACGACTTGAAGCTCTCACCGTCAACGAAATACATCACATCACGTAAAAAGAAATAGCCGATCCTGTCGCTTGCAACATCGGCTATCTTGGCATACTTGTTGCCTTCACCATCAATCTCATGCAGTTCCTTGCCAATCACGGCAAACAGCATAGAAGTTCCGTCGGCACGGTTCCACTCGAATATCTGTGTAACGTCACCAAGATAAGGCTCTGCATTGAGCTTGACAGTGCCGCGCCGTTTCTTGATGCTCCCACGTTCCGAGAAATCCACATTGATTGCCGTGGCAAGTTCGTTAGCCCCAAGGTGATCCACAGCAACATCAACATTAAGGCCGCCACGAAAGTCGTTGAACACCACCTGCTGTTTCCTGTCGTCTGTGAAGATGGCGTTATTATCAGGCATGGCGGATCACCTTCACCTTCTTGGGATACCTGCGCTTGCGCAAATATCCGTGCGTCTTGATAAGCTCCTTCTCGAAATCCTGCAGCAAATTGGTATTGATCTTATCCGCAGGTTCCTTGCTCTTTGACCGCAGAGCATACTGGATAACGAAGTTTTCAATGGTGTTGTAGAACCCCTCATTTATCACAAGCTCATCGGATAAACTCTCCAACAGCCTAGGAATCTTCCGATAGTAGACAATGTATGTGCCTGGATCCCTGAACCGGATCCTCCCGCCCATATCCTCGCAGTCGTTGTACGGCTCACCATCATCCTCTCGCTCCACCTTGATCACACCAGTGTAGTAAGAGGGGAGATCGTGCCACTCGTTCCGTGACTTTACTTCAACCGTCATGGAATCATATACCAATCCGAGATCGGAAATTGTTCTCAAAGCCTTGTTGACAGCCGCCAAAGCCACGCTGTCGTTAATAGAATCACCGATGAAACTCTCGGCTGCCTTTTGAACGTCCTTACCAGTCATTGCCATAGGAGGAATCCTCCTTCCTGATTGTTACTCGTTAGTTCTGGCCTTCTTCAAAGTCTGATACGCCCATTCCAGCCACGCTTGCCACTCCTGCATCAATCTCTGGCCGTCAATGCTGGAATCGTCATCCCTCAGCTTGAAGTATCCCTTCAGATAGCATAGAATGGCATGATTAAACAGCGGGTGAATATCGACCTCATCGCTGATGCTTGATATGGGTTCGGGCATCAGCCTGACTTCGACCTTGTATGTGCCTTCCTCGTCAAATTTGAATTCCGCAGCCCTTGTTGACCACTTGTTAGTTTCCCTGCCGTTGTCATCAAATGCCCGTATGATTGCAGTAACGCTTTCCTCCGGCTTGATCCATTTGCCGACATTGGAATCGTCAACCAAAATAGTTATTTCGCTGTAATTCAACGCCCTATCGCCAATCGCAAAAAGGCAATCGTTGATGGCATCTACAACCTCTTGTTCCTCAAGCGTTGTGTTCAGGTAATCTTCAACACGTTCTTTAAAATAAGTCCCTTCCATGTTCAGCCCTCCTTGGGAGTGCTATGAAACAAAAGAGGCGATCTACCACGGACCGCCTAAAAAGAAAACGGGGGTCGCCCCCCCTCTTTTGCCTATTCTTCTTCGCCCTTTTTCGGAATCTCGCCCATACGAATGTGTACGGTTCTGTGACCATTCAGTTGGTTCTGATTCTCGAATTCCTTTCCGCATACATCGCAGATGAACTTCTTCTCCTGCGGTTCTTCGTAGCTAGTGCTGTCATGGTAAATATCCTCATCAGGATTCTCCTGCTTTTTGGCAAGGATAGCCTTCAATTCAGCTATCTCTTTCTTCAACGATTCAACCTCGTCGGAACGTTCGCGCCGTTCGTTTTGTGCTTGTTTGCCATCCAGAAACCCATGCCCCTCAACGATGATCTCTTTGTTCTTGAACCACCGAGAGTTCTCAATGATACTCTGAATACCTGGGTCATCGGTGACGTATCTGCCGTTGACAAACCTGATCATCCCATACCTATTGCCGCCGTAGATTATTAGTGATTGGCGAGCCGAAAGATAGGTTTTGATTCCACTAACTTCATTCACAGTTTTTCATCCTCCTGTTGGTTTGAAAACAAGCAGGCAGGGCATAAACCCCACCTGCTTGAATTCGCATGCTTAACCTATTTCTCCTTGTTATCAGGTACCCCCATTGGATGAGGCGTTGCTGCCGTTCAGACTCTTTGTACTGGCATTTACCAACACGGTGTGGGTCTGAGGCAGCCTGACTTCCAAGGTGGCCTCGGTCTTATACTCATCACGCCAACCATCTTCGTCAGGAAGCTGGATGTTCTTGACGAGAGTGGTGTCACGAGATACCTTGTACTTCACGTTGTCAACATCGACAACAACGCCGGTATAATCGTAATCCTTCTCGAACACATAAGAAGGAGCAAGGATCAAGTCGCCATGCGGATGAATATACTTCTTCAGCCTAATGCCGTAGGTTTCTTGTTCTGGCATGGTTTCGATCCTATCTTTGGCAAAGCTGGAAATCAAAGTGACCAGCCTGCGGGAACACACGAACAGTTTCTTCTTGGCTCCATAGGCGAACGCTTCTTCAAGGAATTCATCGAAGAATTCTTCGGAGAATTGATCCTGTGCGTCAACAACACGGTTACGCAGGAAGTACAGGAAACCACCCATGGTTGAACGTTGTCCTGCCGTATCCAAGAACCGTTCGCCGAAGATCAATGCTCTCTCAATGTCCCAAACGTGCTCCTTCAGTTTCAGCCGAGCAAGACGCTTGCGCTCGTTTTCTTTGGTCTTGACACCCTCACGTGACGATGTTTCGGATTCACTGAAGGGAGTACGGAAGATCTGCGTATAGTTGTGCTGCCTTACTGGTTGCACGATCTTTTCCTCGGGAGCACGGGAGAACTGTTCCATGGCATTGCCAATCCGCATCAACCAGCTGCCTTGAGGAATAGTGTTCGCAGTGGTGCCGGCATAACCACGGGTGACAGTGATTTTATTGGCGTCTTGTGTTTCGTCAATGCTGTTCACCAGCAAGACTTCGCCGGTTGCTGTGACCTTTACCAGATCACGCGGCCTGAAGATTGACGAATCATTGACATCAATCACACCGGTTGCGCCAGTGGTTGCGCTAGCGGCGTCAGATGAAGCCTGTGTCCACCAATCGCCAGGCTTTTGATCATACCAGATGATCTCCTGGCTGGTGATTATCTCTTTCGCAACCTCGTTCGTGATCGCAAGGAACGGTGTTTCGTCGGGAAAAAGATCCTTGATAACCTTAGAAACGTTTAGCTCCCTTCTCTCACGATCTTTGCGGAATGTAGTCACAGGGCTGTTGCTTCTCGGGGTTGACACCCTGTCATCTTGAATTAAAGGCATAGTTAGCACCTCCGAATGTTTTTCTGTGCCCTCCTTTTTGTTGAAAAGGCATAGAAAAAACACCCGAAGGGTTGAGCTGTTCTGCTTTGTCCCCTAGAGTGTTTCCTACCCAAATATGCCTTTCTTCTTTGTTCCTAGCCCAAAGATGTCAGCAATCTCCTGCTCTTCAGGAGATGGCCTCCTGAGAACACGTTTAGACTCACCAGTCTGAATCCTTGACGCTTCCTTTTGAGCTTTAAGCACACGCTTCTGCTGTTCTTGCTGCGCCTGCACATTTTGTTGTTGCGCCTGCAGTGACTGTTGCAGAAGTTTGTTAGCCTTAACTTTGTTGTAAGCTGCTTCAATAAACATTTCGGCGGTTCCTGGATTCATCTGAATTGTCCGCAACGCCTGTGGGTTGTTCTTCAATTCAGCCTGAATCTCATGTTCCAAATCATTGAAGTCTGGATACTTGTTCTGGATATTGGCTAACTGCTGTTGCACAATGCTTGCCCTCTGCATCTGCGCCATCAATGCCTGAACAGGTGTTAGCTGTTGCGTCACCCACTGGTATTGTTGTTGGTACAACCTCTGCAGTTCTTGCGCTTTCTGCTCAATGATTGGGTTGACAACCTTCTGAATCACACTTGCTGGATCATTGTAGAGTTCGTCAAGGAGTTCTTCTGGTTTGTACTGTTGCTGAATCTGCCGCTGGATCTGCTGTTGGGTGACAGCTTGTTGTAATTGTAGTTGTGGGTTCGGTTGTTGCTGCAATTGCTGTTGCTGTTCAGCCTGCCACAGCAGCCGTTGGATCGCAAGGGCGGCTTGCTGCAGTTGAGCTTGCTGTTGCTGTACCGTCTGCTGTAACTTAGTTAACTCGTCATTTTCAGCAGGCTGTCGGCTCTGCTTGTCGGCAGCGTTGTCGCCAGTTGCCTTCTGCTTGCTTGCCTTTGAATAGAATTCCTTTTCAGCTTTCGTGTAAGCATCAGCAAGTTGTTCAACCGAGCTAAACTCAATCCCGTCAACGCTCCTGCCCAGCTTGTTCTCCATCAATTCGATATACGCTTGTTCAAGAGCATCTTCGTTCTTGAACTTGCCGAGCAGTTGACCGTTCTTTCCAACATACCACGGGCGGCGTTCATGCTTGTTCTGGTCTGTTGGCTGTTGTGTATCATCACTCGGCTCATCTCCAAGTTGTCCACCAGCCTCATCATCCGGTGGGCTTGGTGTGTCATCAACATTGTCCGGATCTCCTTGTCCTTCAGCTGGATCGATCACCTTGCCGTCATTCGGAGCACCAGAATTCAGGCCAAAGATCTCGTCCACATCAGGGGAAGATTGCCCGGTATCAATGCTGGGGCCGAAAATTCCCTGCATAATTTAACATCTCCTTTTGCTAGTTTTGACTTTCTAATGCCTGCTTTTCTCTTTCCTTGATCCAATTCAAAAAGCCAGCCAACGTCCTGATCTCCCCTTGCAGCCTTGCGTAGTCTGCAACGTTCATCGAATCTTTGTTGACCAGCTCTTTGGTTTTGACGTCAATTTCTTTTCTGATACAGTCATCTATCACCTTCCATCCAGGACTTCCAAGAATCGAATACACAGCTTGGGATTCCCAATCTTCCGTCCTTCTCACATTACCCTACTCCCCCTCCCAACATTTGCTGTAACATCATCGCCTGTTTAGGTGACGGTTTTTCTTCCGGGTGTGGAACGCCCTGCCCCTGAATCGGCGGTGGTATCTGCGGTTGCTCCTCTTGCTGTTGGATCTGCTGAGCCTGCGCCATCTGCCGTGCCTGAGCCATCTGCTGCATAGCCATCATCTGCTGAAGCTGTTGCATCTGCATCGCCTGCACTTCTTCATCCGTCCGCAAGAACTTTTCTGGTGTCCTTAGATCGAACGAATGGATGAGAGCCTTAACAAGCTCTTCTTCTTTGATATACGGCGAAGGTGCCGCTTTTTGAATTTGATACAGATTCAGCAGCTGCTGTCTGCGGACTTCCTTGTTTGCCGCAGGATCAACGTTAGATCCAGCAGGTCTGTAGTCAAACTCACCGATAATCTCCCACTGATTGATCTGCCGCCATTCCTCGACACCATCTTCACCGACAAGCCTAATCAACCGTGTGCCGTCAATGAATTGCTGGTTGTTGAGATCCATCAGCATGGCAAGCCGTTTGAACCCAAGCGCCTCAAACAGCATGATCTTCACATCAAACCGCAGGCTTGCGTTTGAAGTCTTTGTGACAACCTCCGTAGCCGTTTCACGCCTTGCCGAATCAACACCTCTGACAACCGAAGGAACAGCTAAAGCGTTCTCCATGTCTTGCTTCAGGATTCCTTCCTCGGTGTAGCTGGAAGCAGTAACGTCAGGGAATATTATCGGGTCAATATCATCCATTTGTTCAACCCAGATTACCCCGTGTGGTCTGCTAACGAGTTCAGCCGGATCTAGATCGGCATCACGTCTTGCTTTGAACATACGATTGAGAATTAAAGATACGTTATCGATCCTCTGATTCCGGTGAGTGTTAAGCTCGTGTTGCAGGTGTTCGATGATCTGTACTGCACTCAAGCCGTAGAATTCGCCAGGCAATGGTTCAAAGCTCCTGACGACAAACGGCTTCTTCGAGTGCCGCCAATATAGATTCGATCCCCAATACACCAGTTTCGAGTTGACGATTAGCCCGTATTTTGTGTCCTCCCAATAATTGAGAACACTGTATAATTTCTTAGACTTGTCGTTGAAGCTGCCATCGGATGTTTCTGGGAACAATCCAACGCTGGAAATACGCTCGAACCTTCCTTCTTCTTCGTCACCAGCATTATCAAGCTCGTCCCAATCTATCGGATAAACGTACCCAAAACCTGCTTCATTGAGTTTCTGCAGTTTCTGTTCAATCTGATCCCGTGTCAACCGTTCACGGTGGAACACAAAACGGCAGCTATCAATGTCCCTTCCGCTTGGATCGGGGAAGAAGTCGAAGTAGTCGATGTTGACAATCTCATTGTCGTCATATGTGACTTCCGGGCGCTGGACAATTCGCTCACCGACAGTCTGCAGCACAAAATGAATCTTCCCACGTGGGTCGGGAACAGGCTGCATTGTCCGTGGATCGATAAACGGCTGTCCTGTCTGCGGATTAATCAAAGGACGTGTTTTGTTCCAATCAATCTCCGGCAAACCCGTCATTGGATTGATAACAGGTATCTGAATCGGCTCCTTGCGGGTAACTTTCTTTTCCTCGTACCGCCAGCCAACACCCATAATACCTGCCGGAAACACCAGCACGCTCGTCACGAAATCATAGAACACGGCTGTGAAGTTGTTCAGGTCAAGCTGATAGTCAACAAGCCGTGACGCAATTTCTGCCCTGCGCTCCAAATCCGCTATATCTTCTGGATTCATGCTTGGGCTTACCCGTGGAATGAAGTCAACATAAGGGCGCTGTGCCACAAAAGACTTGACAAACCTAGCCCTAAGCGCATCGATTTCCTCGTATGTCCGTGGGATGTGCAGATTGCTGCGGCCTGGTGTCTTTTTATCAACGTAACCGACATACAGCTTGTACCAATCGATAGCACGCTCGTCGTACTGCTTGCGCCAGTTTTCGGCATATTTGAATCGTGCCACCAGTTCTCTTGTAAGCTCATCCTGGTCTGGAGGGGCTTCTTCGGTCATCAGATCCGGCATAAGCTCGTCGGATTCCGTATTATTCAATTGCTGTAACAATTGCACAAGTTCTTCAACCATTTGCGAAACCGCCTCCTGTGCACAAAAATAACCCCTTCATGTTGGGATTTAA